CCGAGGGTACGGTGGCTTCTGCCATCGCTACTTTCCGAAACGCTCGTCTCGCTACGAACGTTCCGTCTTTGCCTCTGATTGGTGGTCTGCTAAGTCTTCGTACGAAGGCTTTCAGGCCCGAGTCAGAGCAGGAGGTCCCCTTCCCAAGGGGGTTGGCGGTTGGCGTCTCCGTTATAAGGAGATACCTTCCGCTGGGAAGTTGAGGCCGATGGGCATCCCGACTTTTCGTTGGGATACCCTAGGTCCCCTCCATGAGTGCCTCTACTCATGGCTGGGGAGGAAGGACTGGATTTTAGTCGGCCCGCCGACTGAATCCAGGATCCGCAGTGTCTGTCAGTTCGACTGGCAGACTTCTGTAGATTTGGTGGGAGCTACAGATAATCTCAGATTAGATGTAGCCGACACCATCCTTACCGCGCTCCTGGCGCGGTGTGTCGAGGTCCCTGGTTCTGTGCGCCAGGACGCTGTGGACTCCCTTCGTCCGAAAGTAGGCGACCTCACGGTCTCCCACGGTCAGATGATGGGCACCTACCTTTCTTTTCCTCTTCTTTGTCTCCAGTCCTACGTTGCCGCCCGTTGGGCGACGCGTGGGACTAAGGCAAAGATGTTGATAAACGGGGACGATTGCCTCATCAGCAGTCCGTCCCCCGTTCTCGCTTCGAGCTACCCCGACTGGGCAGTTCTTAACGAATCTAAGACGGGGCGTTTTCGCAACGTCGCAGAGATCAACTCCACTTGTTTCCTTAGGGAGACAAGTGGGAGGTGGAGAGAGGTGAGGCACCTCAGGAGAGGAGGTGGCACTCGTGACTTTGCTGGTCACGTGCACCAGGCAGCTGTTTGTCGCGCTGCCGGGGCGATGTGGGAGCGTGCTTTTGTTCTTTCTAAGAAGAAAAGCCGCTGGAGATTCCTGCCGAGTAGTCTCGGATTCAACCTTGGAGTGCTTGTCTCGTACAAGTACGAGCGTCGTCTTTCACGACGGGGCTACTTTCGCTTGCCGAAAGTCTCAGAGTTGGACGGGGGGCGCTATCGGCTTTCGCTCGATAGTACTCCCCTGGAAAGGTTGGAGGTCCAGTTGGACTTGTGGTTGCACGGTCGTTCCTTTCGGGACGACCCGGCCGTTACTTCGTTTCGTTCCTTTGAACGTAACGCTGTAGGCCCCCTTGTCGCGTTTCGGCGTGCCAGGGAGTCGGGTTGGCGTGGCGGCGAACTTTCGTTCGGCGTCAAGTCACCCCCGGTCGTTCCTCTTCCGCGTGGAGAGGTTGTGCTTGCGGAGTCGCTCCTCCCGGGAGCGGCTCCTGCGGAGTGGGGTGAAGAGGATGGAGTCCTCTGGGTGGCGAACCCTCTAGCCTGCTAGTGGTTTGCGCGGTGTGTCGTGGTTACGGCACTTTAGTACGGACAAGTTGTCCGAGTCTTTGACGTCAGGTTCTTCCAATCTCCGTCCGCAAGTGGACCCCGG